AGTGTTATATCTCTAATAATCGGATTATCTTGTTTATTCATTTACTGGATAATAGGTGATTAAGTATTGTTAAAGCTGTTTTAACATTTGTTTGCCTTTTGAGTATCCCAGCCCAAGTACACCTAATACTGAAGCTGGGATTCCAATTGTCTTCATAATAGGTTTAACTTTATCTCTAAATTTAATATATTGACGATAATCTCCAAGTCCTCCTATTAAGTCATCTGCAACATCTGCATAACCATGCATCCTTAATTTATTCTCCATGGCATCTATTGCTCTCTGTTTTATCGACTTAGCTTCTTCTGCCAAAACTCTATCTAAAGCACTCCCTTTAGCTAAATTTCTCTGGGCTTTACCCACATCTGATTGAAATGCAAATGCAGATTTATAATCTCCTCCCATTGCCTTTGAAAGAACTTCATTATATTCTTTTGTATCTGGTATGAATTTTTTTTGTTTTGCCAATTCTACATCTAAAAAATTAATTGGAGTTTTTGGCGCCCCCAATCCTTCCATAGCTTTTTCTGCTCTGGATAGTCTCTTGGATGCCCCCACTTTTGTAATAGGTAACGCATTAAGTCCATGTCTAACAAGTCCTCCTATTGAAACTATATCAGGAGAATACTCTACAGCTCCTTGTAGCAGTTTATCCATTAAAGTTCCTTCACCTTTTTGTCCTAACATCCCGGCAAAGTCTTGCTCTTCTTGATGAGGAAGTATACTAGATAATCTAAAAGGTTCTTTTACATTAATTCTTGGATGATTTAAAAATTCATCATGTGGAAGTAATCCACCAACCTTTTTTCCTAAATACGAACCTGCATCTTCTGCCCCTTTTATAATATCATGCGGATAGTTCAGAAAGGTATGCCCGAGCTTTAATAAACCTATAGCAAGATTTCTAGGTAATTTATGAAGAAATCCTTCTGGGTGCGGTAAGCTATCTAGTGTTTTAATAGCTTCTTCCGTTTCCTCTTCTGGAGATTTTGTTCTGCCTAATATTCGATATTGGCCTTGTTCAGGACGTGGTTCTCCAGTCCTTCCTAGTATCGTATACCCCATTATATTGCCCCTAATTTTTTAGCTTCAGCATAAGTCATTGATTTAGTAACTCCTTGTGGAGTCCTTACATCAACTTTGTCATCATCTTTAAACGCAACCCTAGGAGGCGATCCAGTAGAAATATCTTTTTTACTAATATTTTCAGGAGATACATTTTCGCTAGAAGTTATACTTTGTTTCATCATACTTTCTTCGTGCTGCGCTTGCCTTTCAGGGTCATAAAAAAGTTTCCTAGTAGCTGGAGTCGATTTCCTTGCATAAACCCGAGCATCAGATAAAGCTTTGTGATATCTCATGGCAGCCTTTAATTGAGCGCTAGCTGGTATATTATATTCTTTTATGTAACGCTTAATAAATCTAGGGATATCTTGCGCTTCCAAAGATTCCTTAAGCATTTTATATGTTGTATTTGTTTTGCCAGCTTTTAGTGTTGATGCCTCGTTCACCACTGTCGCAGCCAATGCTTTTTCTGCTAATAAAAAATCATCAAATAGTTTTTTAGCTTTAGGGTCGGTTTTATAATTAGCTGCTGCATCTTGTAAACGTTGAATAGATCCTTTCCCAGAAAATTGAGAAGCGCCTTTATACACTAAAGGATAAAGTTTATTAAATATTGTATTACCTTCTTCTGCTTCCATATCTTTTGCAGAAAGAGGAATTTCTTTGCCTAATGGAGCGCCAGAATCTGGATCAAAAAACTCTTTTTCTCCTGGTCTTAAGCCTGATTTAGTGCGCGACCTTAAATCCCTTAAATCTTGTTTTGCATCAAGACTTGCATTGTATGCATTCAAGGCATTTTTATAAACGCGACTATCTTCCCCTTCAGATTTCCGTAACCGCTCAAGATCAAATGCATCTCTTGCCGCTCCATGGTATGAAGCCCCTTCACTTTTCGTTAAAGGATCGAATCCGAAATGTTTCTTAAAATATCCTCTTAATGCTGGATGTTGTTGCAACATGGCATAATCAATATTGCTATCTTGAGAGCCTTGCATGTTACCCTGTGCGGCAGCCAATCCTTCTGGAGAAAAAACACCCTTTCCTTCTCCTACTTCTTGAGACGGCATATTAGGAGGCTGATTTTTAGCAAACATGTTCTCCATAGCTTTTAAGTTATTAATTTCATACATAGGATCATTGGCATTTTTTGCATGGATTAATTGTTGTGCAAGTAACGATCTTTGCAAGTCCGAATTAGCCATAGACTGCTTCATTTGTTGTTGACGCATAGCCATTTGTTTCTGGAAGTGATTTTCAAGTTGTCTTTGCTGCTCTCTTTGTAGAATAGGTTGCATGATTCTTGAAAATAAAGCAGATCCAGAATTCAATCCTCTTGTAAACGAATCAAGTCTATCACCAGGCATCGGAATATTTATAGCCATCTTTATTTTCTCCAAAAATCAATAATGTGGATAATTTTGGTTGCCCATTCCAGAGCCACCAAATCTGTTACCAAGAAAGCCGCCCAACAAGCCAAGACCAGAGCCTAAAAGTCCGCCAAAAAGATTTCCTCCAGCACTATCTCTTCCAAATTGCATTTGGGAAGCATTTTGTCCCATATTCATCATATTTTGCGCCATCTGGCCAGCAGTTCCAGCTCCAGTATTATAAAGGTTTTGACCTATGCCAGTTCCTGCTAAATATTTCTGCATCATGTTTTGTAAATAATTCTGCTGGTCTTGTGCACCTATCTCTGCAGTACCACGTTGAATAGCAGAAAGTGCGGGAGTTGACCCCATCAAGCCCAAAGAACTTGCAGCATCCAAACCTCTATTCTTTGCTCTTTCTTCTGCAAACTTTGCAGCATCACTTTCATGATAATCTTTCATCCATTGGTCATTAAGTTTTGATGGATTAAGTAATGCATTCATTGCATCACTTAATCCGCTATAGGAATCCAGCCCATGCTGTTGATAGGGCTGCAACATCCCTTGGCCAGCATTAAAATATTGCTGCATCTGGTTTTGAGCATTCTCATAAGGACGCCCTGGGTGCAGAAAATCAGTTAACCAGCTCATTTTAAATCTCCTTTAAGGGTAACTTGTCGTAGTAAATTTAACAAGTGCGCCAGATTCCATGCCAACATATAAGTTATTAGTTGAATCATATAGAACTATGCCATCTGTTAAATTCCCATTTGCAAATAAATCTGCAATTTCAGCTGCTGTATAAGTTGAGGCATTTAACAAGTTAAAATTATTTTGTATCGTTTCAAGAGAGGCATTTAATGTATCAATTAATACCGCAATCCATGATTTAAATTCAAATGGGAAATCAGATACTAATGCAGGTGAAAATGAATCAATTCTGTCAAGAAAAATAGGCATTAATTTGCTCCCCCACTAGCTCTTCTTGTGCTTGCAACAGCTCCAAGAATAACAATCGGAGCAGAACTTACCCCAACTAATTTATAGCATCGATTTCTATATGCACCCAGTTCATACCAGCGCATTCTCCACCTATATTGACCTAATGGAGAAAATTCTCTATTGTCAGCAGAAGTAAAAGTAACGCCACCATCATCTGAATAATAAAGCTCAATATGCGGTTTAAATAAAGCATAGTAATGGTTATCATCAAATGACGGAGTATTGCCGTCTTCAGTAATAATAAATGCCTCCTCATCTTCGGAGACAACATATATTGGAACTTCAGGCGTAGATTCTTCCGTAACAATAAAATTTGTATTATTAAAAGGCGTATCGCTTTTGTAAAATGTTTGGTTGCCAAATACAAAATCAATTTCAATATAATCATCGATTCTTTCCGAATAATCAGGCGAATATATTTGCTTAGTAACAAGCTCATAGCGCATAGGATATTTTATAAATGCATCTGGAGCCTGCGCATTAGGTTGATTTACATTTCTAAGCTCATTGTGATATATATTGCCTGCCATTTGATACATAGCAGTATCGCCTGAAACCGTTACAATATGCATATTATTAAAATATATATGCTTTTGAATCCTATTCCTTTCGCCGTTTAATTCTATAACACGTGCCCATGTCCCAGTAGCGAAATTGTATTCAATTGCATTGGCAGAATTTTGTATATCTAAATCACCAAAATCTAGAAATTTTCCAGCAGAAACACGATAGAAGATAGTGTTTTCATATTGATACAAAAACCCTTCAGATTCTTGGTTTAAAAATGGACTTAATCCATCGATTGATGCTGATTGTTCTAGCAAAACATTAATAGCTTGTGACGAAATATCTTGAGGCTGCGCTCCAGAAGATGCTACAAAACTTGTCAGTCCACTACTATTTTTAGCAAGCCATACCATACGACCAAAGTCGATACTCAAGCTAAATGGATCAGCTATCCCATAATCAAAATTATATGAAGTATTTAATTTCCAAGGGAAAGTATCTATAGCATTACCAACTACTATTTGAGTCGGAATATTAGCCCAAATATCAGTAGTATAATCAGTAAATATATATAATTGTGAGTGCAAAACTCCGATCTGTCGCACAATTCCACTAGCACGGTTCTGCAGAGCTTGGCCGTTAATTGTAAAACAATCATTTACAGTACCTGCTAAATTATCAGTAGACAAAAAATAATTAGGCGTATCTTTTTGGCTTACAAGAAATCTATTACCAAAAGCACCTACATACAACGGATTTTGTGGCGCATTTGGATCAGTTATAGCATCCATTGTAACGGAACTTGGATTAACTTCATGAATCCTATAAATAGTAGTTTCATCCGTTAATAATGCAAAAACTTCAGTTCCAACTGGCAAGAAAGCAAACCATAGATTCCCAACTAAATTAACATGCCCAATAACTTTTTGATTAAAAAACGCATCAACCTGGATGACGCGAGTGCCCACAACTATGTAAAAAAAATTAATCGTTTTAAATATAACTCTAGGCTCTGAATCGAAAACAAGCTTATTTTCATTAAAAAATGAAATATGCTTCCTTCCCATTGCAGGATAAAGCGCTTGTTGTTTCTTTCCAGAATCTACATGTATGCCATACCAATTAGCACAATCCATAGCGCCAAATTGGGTAAATCTTTGTTTGTCGTAATAACAAAAAATGGGTAGTTGCTCTATAGGCATTAAATACCTGCCCTAACGCGCCAAGCGCCATTTAATAGAGATCGTTTCTCTCCTGTTACTGCAACATTAATCTCTGAAGACGCTTTCATGACTTTAGCCGCATCTATTAACATCATTTCTAATTTATCTGTCCACGCCTCAGACCTTCCTTTGTACATTGCAATATCTTTTGCCGCAGCAAATAATAAAAATCTTGTATAGTAAGCTGGTAACTGGCTTAAATCTGAATTTGCATTTAAGGTATTCAATTGAAATTTACCGCGCATCCAAAATTCAAATTGTTGAGCTGGAGCAGGGAATAATCTCAATCTAGTTATCTCTCTTTCTTGAAATACCATCACAAATCTTGGCAATCCTGCTAATGGATCAAACTTCCATGCCGATAAAAATTCATTTTTTGAATCATAAATAAGAGGATAGGTAACGCCTGTTAAAATAAGCCACGCATTATTTAAATTTGCCAATCTTCCATTTGTGATATCAGGTGTTGGCAAATAATCTGATGGGCCACAAATAACCTCTTTCTGATTTTGGATAATAGGACAAGTAACCGTGTCTGCAATCGTCAACATCAATCCGGTAGAAGCATAATATTCAAGCAATTGGTTTAATACTTGGATACCAAGTTCCTGGTCGTCGCCGTGAAGTGGAATCGTAGGATTGGAAGCACTTATAAGCCTATATACTTGGAATAAAAACTGTCTTACAGTTAACATAGATTGCTATCCTTTTTTTCTAGTAACAGTCTTTTTTCCAGGCTTAATTTCTTTTTTATCTACAAACCAAATTCCAGTTGAAATATTATCTTCGAATTCATCCCATGAATTTACCAATTTCTTTTGACCATGTGCATCAAATATATAAACCCTGAAATGTTCTTTAGGAACAGCTTTGCCTTTATACAGCACCATTTCACTTAACATTTATAATCCTTAAAATGCGGGCATCATTTCTGAGTACCCGCAATTAACATTAAGAGCAAATGCGTACCGCAAATTCAGGGTTAATAGCAACACCACAAATTACGTCAACACGGTCTAACTGCTCATAGTTTCTAACATCAGCACCAAGCGAGTAGGTTAAAGCTAACTTATATAAGTCAGAATAAGTTGTAACAGCTTCTACACCACCTCGTAACTCTTTAAGAGCAGGAGCTGCAAAAACAAGAGCTTGAGTATGATAAGCAAGTGAAACATTATGGCTAGCACGCAACAATAATTGTGCGCCGTTAGGAATCGGAGCAGAAATATTTTGACGAGCGCCAGAAACAATAATTTCAGGGCTTACAGGAATCGTCGCGTTGATACCATCTGGAGTAACCACTTGCGCTGTTACCACAAATTGTGCTCTCTGAGCTAAAGGTTGTTGTGTTAATGGGTTGACCATAAATACGCCATCTGCTTCAGAAACTTCAATAATGTCACCTTTGTTGAAAACAACATCGAAAGGGTTTCTGCCCAATGTATTGACAGTAATGGTGCTACCTGAAGAAATAGGACCGTTGGTTACAACACCACCTAATAAGAATCCAGTTTCAGGAGCAGGGCCATTTTCACCAAGTCCCGCAATATGACGACCTAAAAAGTTTGTTTTAAAGAAGTCAAAGCCAGATAAATGTCCAACAAACCCATCAATCAATGCACCTGTGTTTACAGTATTATTAAATACGTTATACAAATCATTTGACAAGTTTGCAGCAACACGAGGAGCAATACCACAATAACGTTTTCCATCTTCAGGAATAGCAAGTTCCGTCATATAAGCATCTGTCTGGAAGATTGTATTGGTGTCGATGGGGACACCTGGTGTACCTATTGCTTGATAAGTTGCTGGGTAGAAATTTTCACGAGCAATGAAATTCTCTACCATATTAGCTAGACGTTTTGCTCTAGGAGCATTTGCCATTTCAAGATAGGGTTCATCACGAGCACGATCGAATGTCAGGTTAAAACCTGTATAGTCGATCATTTGATGAAATTGCTTAGTGATTGATAAAGGTCGAGTAATCTGAACGCGAGCTTCAGGAGCAGCAGTAGCACCCTCTCCACCAAGATATCGCTCTTCTAAACGATAGTTGATTGTCGCGCCAGTTGCGAACCTCAAACTCTTAAAATCACCTTCAAGGTTTCTATTTGCAGTTCTAGCGAATGCCAAACTGTTCCAAAATCTGACAAATACGTCATCCAAGACGTACTGTGAAGTACGAAATATATTAGCCATTGTTCCATCTCCGTGAACAAATCAAAAAAAATCCCTTTCGGGTTCCGTTTTATTTGTCCGGCGGAAGACAAGCATTTACGCACCATTGGTATAAATGCTTGACAGATGGAATCAAGGCTAATAACTACGCATCTAATAAATATTAAACACTATTTCATGAAATATTTCAATACCGTTAATTTCTTCTCCTGCTATTAATTAAAGAAAGCCTTCTTTCTTGGTCTTTTCTTATTAGGTCTTCAATAGTTTCTTTTTTAGTTGACTTATGTGGTATTTGGGCATCTTCTATGGTTCTTGACATCGGCTTTGGAGCTTTTGTGCCAGGCTGAACTTTCTTTAAGCTAATTTCAAGAGCGCCCATAGCTGCAATTTGCGCATAAGGGTCACGAATTTTTGAAATTCTCTCCAATTCTTGTGGCGCTCTTTTTGATGCAGCATAAAGAAAAGCAGCTGGGTCTTTCATTTCACGAGTAGCAATAACCATTGCATCATTTATTGGTTGGCGCCCAACAACGTCTACATAATCAGGAAACTTACTCATTCCATTTTGAAATTTCTGTTCAAATACGGCCTGTGCTTCTTGTTCTCTTGCAGCTATGGCCGCTTGCTGCTGTTCTTGCGTCATATTTTGTACAGTTTCTCTTACCAGATGTTTAAATTGCTGCTTCCATTCTTCGTCAGACTCATCATATTTTTGTTGTTGTTGAGGAGTTGTATCCCTTAGAGCTTTTCTTTCTCTCTCTAATCTCTCTCTAACAGTTTTATTTATTTTTTCATTCACTTCTTCTTCGGTATAAGTCCTCTGCGCTCCCTTTTTATTCCCGTATTCATCTGTATCTTTTTGTTCTTGACTCGACTCTTCCTCTGAAATATTTTCTTCTTCATTGTCATAATCTTCATTTGTATCAAGAATATCATCTTGAGGTAAAGACTCAGGTTCGATGTTTCCCATATCCTCAGAAATCGGAGGTATAGAAGGTGCGCGTTGATTAGTTAACAAATCATCAATATTGCTTAATTCTGTAGCCATAAAATCCCTCTATCTAGTTAAAAAAAATTTAATTGTATACGCCATCCATATTGAAACAATTGTTGCAAAAAACATAAATTCACAAAAATCAAATGCTTTTGTCTTTAATTCTCTAATAAAATATAAAATTTTTTCTTTTCTTGTAAGTTCTACATATGTAATTTCCATACAAAATTCTGGTGAATGAGCAACTCCAGCCAAAATATCAATTTTATTTAATTCACTGCTCATCTTTAACGCCTTTTGGCTGGTGAGTCAAAATCTTCACTAGGTTATTAGCATGAGCAATAGCCTCATCAGATTCTGTTCTCCCAGTTTCTGCCATGTATCCTAATTCTTTTTCTTTTATTGCAGCCGCAAGTTCCATCTCTTTTATTTTAATTTCCATATTTTCAATCTGGATCTTTGATTGTATTTCCATTTCCTTTATTTGTAATTCGCGCTCCTTAAGTTCAATTTCCTTTTGCTTAAATTGCATTTCCATTTGCATTGCTTGTTGCTCAGGATTTGGTTGCTGTTGTCCAGTTTCTTGTGGCATTTTGCCACTTTTCCCTGCCTCCATGATTCCAGGGGGAACAAGCGTTTTAAATCTATTTTTAATTTCAATAGTATTTGGAAGTGGCAAATTCTCAGTAACAAGGTCAGCTATTAAATCAAACGCATCTGGTTTTACTTTTAATATTTCAAATAAGGATTGCAATGTTTGTTGTTTCTGTCCTTCATAACTCGGCCCAGCTTGCAATCTAACTTCAAATTGCCCTTTACTTAAATCATTTTCTATAACTTCTCCGTATTCGTCAGATTGTTTATTGATAGTAATATTTTTTCGCCCTTCTTCTGGAGTCATCAAGTTAATAACACGTTGAGTATCATATACGCGTGGAATCATTTGATTTAGTATGGAGCCTCCTGCTGTTATAGCTTTATTGATACTATTAAATGCCCCAAAAGTTGAGTTACTGCCCTGTCTTGTTCTTGAGTCAATGGCTGCCCCACTTATTTCATTTCCTTCTTGACCCATATGATTTGGATAAAGCCCCGTTGATGTATACAAATCCTCTATTGCTCTTTGATATTGATTAACCAGACTTACAGGCAATTCTGGTGGGCGTAACTGTTCAGGCTTGTGTCCATTAGGAGATTCATCATAAACTAGCATACCCTGAACAGCTGAAG